CTCGCGCACCGGGGATCTCTGGATCCTCGGCGACCACCGCCTGCTCTGCGGCGACAGCACCAGCCACGACGATGTGCGCCGCTTGATGAATGGCGAGCGCGCAGTCCTGTTCGCGACCGACCCGCCGTATCTGGTGGACTACGACGGCTCGAACCACCCGACCCGGAACAAGGACTGGTCGGCGTCCTACGGTACGACCTGGGACGACAGTTCTCAGGGGGCGGAGCTCTACGACGGGTTCATCTCGGCGGCCGTGGCCGAGGCGATCACCGAGGATGCGGCCTGGTACTGCTGGCATGCCTCCCGCCGTCAGGCGATGCTGGAAGCGTGCTGGGAGAAGGCCGGGGCTTTCGTCCATCAGCAGATCATCTGGGTGAAGGACCGCGGGGTTCTCACCCGCTCGCATTACCTGTGGAAGCACGAGCCCTGCTTCATGGGCTGGCGCCGTCCGAACCGCCCTCCGAAGGTGGCCGAGGAAACCCTGCCATCGACATGGGCGCTGCCCAGCTTCGCCAAGGACGACCGGCCCGACCATCCGACGCCGAAGCCACTTGACGCGTTCGGGATCCCGATGCGCCAGCATGTCGCCCGTGGCGGGCTGTGCTATGAACCGTTCTGTGGCTCGGGCTCGCAGATCATGGCGGGCGAGGCCAATGGCCGCCGCGTCTTTGCAATGGAAATCAGCCCGGCCTATGTCGACGTCGCCGTGGAGCGCTGGCAGGCCGAGACCGGGAAGGAGGCAATCCTTGACGGCGACGGGCGGACCTTCGCGCAGGTGAGGGACGAGCGGCTGGGCGACAAGGCCGATGATGCCGCCTGATGGCCGTCTACTACAACGATGCCGATCCTGCGGCCTGCGCCTGGCTGCGGGACCTGATCGCGGCCGGGCTGCTGCCTGCCGGCGAGGTGGACGAACGCTCCATCCACGAGGTGGAGCCCGCCGACCTGCGCGGCTTCGCGCAATGCCATTTCTTCGCCGGTATCGGCGGCTGGCCCTATGCGCTGCGCCTCGCGGGTGTGGCGGATGACGTGTCCGTCTGGACCGGCTCGCCGCCCTGCCAGCCCTTCAGCCAGGCCGGACAACGGAAAGGACAGGACGATGACCGCCATCTCGCCCCGGCCTTCCTCAAGCTTGTCGCCGCCTGTCGTCCCGACCTCGTCTTCGGCGAACAGGTCGCCAGCGCGGCAGTGCTCGGACCGGTTGGCGGCGCACCTTGCACAACGGCTGGAGCCCCGGCTGGCTGGGCGTGGTTCGACGCTCTGGCGGCTGACCTGGAAGCAGCATCTTACGCCATCGCGGCGGCCGATCTGCCGGCTGCGGGCATCGGTGCCCCGCATATCCGCCAGCGGCTGTTCTTCGGCGCCGTCCGAGCAGACACTGCCGCAGGCAGGCTGGGCCACAGCCTCGGCGCGCGATCACAAGGACGGGTCGGAATGCCCGGCCGTGCCGATCAATGCGCTGCTCGGTCGGCAGGTCTGGCTGGCGGGCTGGCCGACAGCCATGGCCGGATCGCCGGGCACGGATCGCTACAACGCAGCCGGAAACACCGATGCGAGCCGCCGGACCGTGGCGCTGATCACCTGGCCGGAGGGCACGATGACCCCGCCGGGCCCCGCGCGACGGACGGCGTCTGGCGAGATCCTGACTGGCTCCTCTGCCGCGATGGCCGCTGGCGGCCGGTTGAGCCCGGAACATTCCCGATGGCTGATGGGGTATCCGGCCGAATGGGGCTCCTGCGGGGTTACGGCAATGCGATCGTGCCACCGCTCGCGGCGGAGTTTGTGATGGCGTTTCTGGAGTGCCTGCAATGAAGCAGAGCCGGACCATGTCGATGGTCGAGGCTGCGGCAAACGTTGTCGTCGGCTACGTTCTGGCCATCGCCACGCAGATCGTCGTGTTCCCGTGGTTCGGGATCGAGGCCGTGCTCAGCGAACATCTGGCAATCGGCATGGCCTTCGTCGGCGTCTCTTTGGCGCGTGGCTACCTGCTGCGCCGGTTGTTCGAGGCGATCCGGTTGCGAAGCGTGGAATGAAGAACCGCCGCCCGAAGAGGGGCGGCGGCATCTGGTTCGTTGAGTTGCGCTGCGTCAGCCGCGCAATGCGTACACCCGCCCTCGCCCTTCGACCTTCTCGGAGGTCACCTCGAGCCCGAGCCGCTTCTTCAGCGCGCCAGACAGGAAGCCTCTGGTCGTATGTCCGGCCCATTGAGTGGCCGCGACGATCTCGTTGATGGTCGCGCCCTCCGGCGCGCGCAACATCTCGATCACGGCCTCCTGCTTGGTGCCGTTTCGGCGGCGGACGGGCTGCGGGGCGGCCTCGGGCTGTTCCTCGTTCTCAGCATCAGGGGCGTCGGTGATCCCGAGCGTCGCGAAGGCCAGCGGCGTGGCGCGGAGCGTGATCGGGCCGCGCACCTCGTCGTGCCGCCAGACGGTGTTGCGGTCGGTGGCCGGGATTTCCTCGATCAGCCCGAGCTTCAGGAGGCTCTTGCAGACATTGCCGACGGCGCCGCCCTTCAGTTTGGCGGTGACGGGGAAGACCATCCCGTCCTCGCGCGCGCAGGCCGCCGAAAGGATGACGGCTTGCGTATCGGTGAGCTGGATCATCGCTCAGCCCTCCGCGCCCGGGCGGCCAAAGCCGAGGACGGGGAGGATGAAGGCGGCGTCTTCGGGATCGCGGTTCGCGGCGGCGAGCCAGTCGGTCAATGCGGCTTGTGCGGTTGCAAGATCGGGGAAACGGCCGAGCCAGCCGATCTCGCCGCCGCGGTCGGTGAGCACGAGACAGGGTTGAGAGTGCAGAAGCGTCATGGGGTCGTCTCCGGTTCCGGGCCGCGACCATCGCGGCCCTCCTACGACCCCGACCCCGCCGGGCTGGCGGGGCAGAAGTCCCGCCTGCACCGGCGATCAGCGGGCGTGTTCGCCCTCGCCAAAGGCGCTGTCGGTGATGCGCTTGAGGAGGCTGGCGTAGTGCTCCAGCGTGCCGACCATCGCCCAGCCCACCTCGTCGGGGTGGCAGTCGAAGTGGTCGTCGCTGAGCGCCTGCAGGCGGGCGAGCATCTCGTCGATCTCGGCCTTCCTGCCCATGAAGGCGCTCAGTGCCGCCTCCTTGTTGCGGCGCGCCGTCTCGGCGCGGAGTTCAAGGCGCGGGGTGGTGATGGTGGTGTCCGTCATGGCGGTGGTCCTTTGGCTGCGTTGCATCGTCCCTGTGCAGTCAGAATCGCTCTGCAGTGCCGGAAAGTGTAGGCAATTCAGAGCCATATGATTGCCATCTCGCTGCAGGTGTCAGATCAGCCCGATCCCGGCCAGCGATGCGCTGGCGGCGGCGAGTTGCGCGGTGGGCAGTTCGATCTTGAGGTGCGAGATGACATCCGAGACCTCGGCCGCGATCCCGTCCTCGCGCAGGGCGGCCTCGATCGCCTCGGCGACGGCGTCGGGGCGCGAGCCGTCGAACTGGTCCGGAAGGGCTGCGTGATCGATGCGGATGGTGGTCGTGCTCATGGCGGGGTCCTTTCAGGATCGGGTGGCGGCGCGGCGCCCGGCCTCGTAGGCCTCCGCGAGCGCGTCGCGGATCGCCCAGACGGCGACGTCGTGGAAATCGAGGCGGTCGGAGTTCCGGGTCTCGAGCGTCTCGAGGAAGAAGCGGCGCTGCGCGATCTCGAGGATCAGCGCCTCGCGGGCGGCGGCGGGGTCGGTCTTGCGGCGGGTCATCGGGGTGGCTCCGTGGTGAGTTGCATCGTCCTTCTGGTGACAAGTTCCCTCTGTCCGCCGCGCTTATCAACTCTATAAGCACATGAAACTGAATGATAATCGGAGCCGTCGATGCAGGGCATGAGCGAGCGCGAGTACGCCGCCCATGTCGGGCTGTCGCGGGGCGCGATCCAGAAGGCGAAGACGGCCGAGCGGCTGGTTCTCCATCCCGACGGCAGCATCAACGCGGCCGCCAGCGATGCGCGACGCGCCGAGACGACGGACCCGTCGAAGGTGAGGGGCGACCGTGGCGCCAGTGGCGCCGCGAAAGCGCCCCGAACGAAGCCGCCCGCGCCGAAGCTGAAGCCCGTTCCCGAGGCAGCGGTCGCGGCCGTCGGCGACACGCTCCGCGAACAGGGGCTGGCGGTCCCCGCAGTGGGCGGCGGCACGACCTTCCTGCAGGCCAAGACCGCGAACGAGGTGCTGAAGGCGCAGGAGCGGCGCATCCGGCTCCAGAAGCTGAAGGGGGAGTTGATCGAGCGGGCCCGCGCGCTGGCGCTGGTGTTCCGGCTGGCGCGGGAGGAACGGGACGCGTGGGTGAACTGGCCCGCGCGATCTGCCGCGCTGATGGCGGCGGAACTCGGCGTGGAGCCAGCCGCGATGCAGAAGGTCCTCGAAAGACATGTACGCGCCCACCTCGACGAACTTGCCGAGGTCCGCCCCGACTTCCGGTGATGAGGAGCGGTTTCGCGACAGCGAAACTCAAGGGTCCAGTGGACCCTTGCGAGGGACGAATGCCCGGAGCGCAAGCGCAGGGCCGGAAGATGGCCTGACGGACTTCGACGGCGCGGGCGAGATCCTGCGGTCGTGGTGTAGCGGGCTGCGGCCTGACCCGGACCTCACCGTCTCGGAATGGGCGGACCGGCACCGGATGCTCTCGGGCCGCGCCTCGGCCGAACCCGGGCGGTATCGCACGGTGCGCACGCCTTACATGCGCGAGATCATGGACCGGCTGTCGCCCGGCGATCCCACGCAGCGGATCGTATTCATGAAGGCCGCACAGGTCGGCGCGACAGAGGCGGGCAACAACTGGATCGGGTTCGCCATCCACCAGGCGCCGGGCCCGATGCTGGCCGTCCAGCCGACCGTGGAACTGGCCAAGCGCAACTCGCGCCAGCGGATCGACCCGCTGATCGACGAAAGCCCCGACCTTCGGGACAGGGTCAAACCGGCCCGGTCGCGCGACGCGGGCAACACCATGCTATCCAAGGAATTCGCGGGCGGGATCCTGATCATGACGGGGGCGAACTCTGCGGTAGGGCTGCGCTCGACCCCGGCGCGCTACATCTTCCTCGACGAGGTCGACGCCTATCCGGCGTCCGCCGACGAGGAAGGCGATCCGGTCACGCTGGCGGAAGCGCGGTCGCTGACCTTCGCCCACCGGCGCAAGGTGCTGCTGGTCTCGACGCCGACGATCCGGGGGCTGTCGCGCATCGAGCGGGAGTTCGAGGCGAGCGACCAGCGGCGATACTTCGTGCCGTGCCCGCATTGCGGCGCGATGCAGTGGCTGAAGTTCGACCGGCTACGCTGGCAGAAGGGGCGCCCGGAGACGGCGGAGTATCATTGCGAGGGCTGCGACGCGCCCATCGCGGAGCACCACAAGACGGCGATGCTGGAGGGTGGCGAATGGCGGGCGACGGCCACGGCCGCCGATCCGACCACGGTCGGGTATCACCTCTCGGCACTCTATTCGCCGATCGGCTGGCTGAGCTGGGAGCGGATCGTGCGGGCCTGGGACGCGGCCCAGGGGTCGGACGAGGCGATCAAGGCGTTCCGCAACACCATCCTTGGCGAGACATGGGTCGAGACCGGGGAAGCCCCCGACTGGCAGCGGCTCTACGACCGGCGCGAGGCCTGGAAACCGGGCATCGTGCCAGCGGGCGGGTTGTTCCTGACCGCCGGGGCCGACGTGCAGAAGGACCGGATCGAGGTCGACGTCTGGGCCTGGGGGCGCGGGCTCGAAAGCTGGCTGGTCGACCACGTTGTAATCGAGGGCGGGCCAGATCGGCATGACGCGTGGTCGGAGCTGACCGCGCTGCTCGACCGGTCCTGGCCGCACGATCGCGGCGCGCATCTGCGCATCGCGCGGCTTGCCATCGACACGGGCTACGAGGCTCCGGCCGTCTATGCCTGGTCGCGCAAGGCGGGCTTCGCGCAGGTTTCGCCGGTAAAGGGCGTCGAGGGGTTTAACCGCTCGAGCCCGGTCTCGGGGCCAACCTTCGTCGACGCGACCGAGGGCGGCAAACGCCTGCGGCGCGGGGCCCGGCTCTGGACCTTGGCGGTGTCGACCTTCAAGGCCGAGACCTACCGCTTTCTTCGGCTCGACCGGCCGACCCAAGAGGAACGCGCCGAGGGCGCAGCCTTCCCGCCCGGCACGATCCACTTGCCGACATGGGTCGAAAGCGAGTGGCTGAAGCAGGTTGTGGCCGAACAGCTGGTGACGGTCCGCACGAAACGCGGCTTCGCCAAGCTCGAATGGCAGAAGCTGCGCGAACGCAACGAGGCGCTGGACTGCCGGGTCTATGCCCGCGCCGCCGCCTGGATCGCGGGCGCGGACCGCTGGCCGGACGAGAAATGGCGCGATCTCGAGGATCAACTCGGGGCCGCGCCGACATCGGTGGATGCGGCAGGCCGGGTCAACGGGCCGCAGGCAGCGCCCCAGGGAAAACGGCAGTCGGACTGGCTTGGCCGACGCGGAGGATGGTTTTGACAGTGAGGACCAGTCCGCGCAGCGGATGCGAGGCTCCAGTGGAGCGTCGCAAGGGAACGAACGCACTGAGCGGGAGCGAAGGGCATGGATTGGACGGAAACCGAGCTTTCGGCGCTGCGCCGGGCCTATGCCAGCGGCACGACCCGCGTCAGCTATGACGGAAAGTCGGTGGATTACGGCTCGGCGGAGGATCTGCTGGGCCGCATCCGCACCATCGAACGGGCCATCGCAGGAACGACGCGGCCACTGCCGGTGGCCGGGCTGGCGGGCTTCTCGCGTGGGGACTGCTGATGTCGGCGACCTGGTTCGACCATGCCATCGCCACGGTGGCGCCGCGCATGGCGGCCCGTCGCGTCATTGCGCGGCAGGCGTTCGATACGCTGACACGGGGCTATGACGGCGCCGCCAAGGGCCGCCGCACAGACGGGTGGCGCGCGCCGGGATCCTCGGCTGATACCGAGATTGGCGTGGCCGGGGCGCTCCTGCGCGACAGGATGCGCGATCTGGTGCGCAACAATCCGCATGCGGCGAAGGCGATCGCGGTGCTGGTCAACAACATCATCGGCGCGGGGATCATGCCGCGCGCCGCCAGTGGCGATGACAAGCTGGATCGCAAGGTCGACGCTCTGTTCGAGCGCTGGACGGCGGAGAGCGATGCCGATGGCCAGCTCGACTTCTACGGTCTGCAGACGCTGATCTGCCGCGAGATGGTCGAGGCGGGTGAGGTGCTGGTGCGGCGCAGGCTGCGGCGGGCCAGCGATGGCTTGGCCGTGCCGCTGCAGTTGCAGGTACTGGAGGCCGACTTTCTTGATGCCACCAAGACCAGCAACATCGGCTCGGGCCGCATCCTGCAGGGCATCGAGTTCGATCCTGTCGGCAAGCGCCGGGCTTACTGGCTGCACCCGGAACACCCCGGCGATGCCCATGGGGCGCTGCGCGGCGGGCTAGACAGTCGCCCTGTCCCCGCGACCGAGATCGCCCATGTCTATGAAAAACAGCGCACGCAAGTGCGCGGGGTTCCCTGGGGTGCGCCGGTGATCCGGTCCCTGCGCGATCTCGACGACTATGAAGTGGCGGAACTGGTCCGCAAGAAAACCGAGGCCTGCGTCACCGCCATCGTCTTTGGCGACGACGAGGCGCAGCAGGGCATTGCGCCCACCGTGGTCGATGCCGATGGCAACCGAGTCGAACAGTTCGAACCGGGGCTGATTGCCTATGCACGCGGCGGCAAGGACATCCGCTTCAACCAGCCCGCGGCCACCGGCGGCTACGGCGAATACAAGCGCGCCAGCCTGCACACGATCTCGGCCGGGTTCCGGGTGCCCTATGAATTGCTCACCGGCGATCTCAGTCAGGTCAACTATTCCTCGATCCGGGCGGGCCTCGTCGAGTTCCGCCGCATGATCGACGCTGTCCAATGGCAGCTCTTCATCCCGATGCTCTGCGCCCCGGTCTGGCGCTGGTTCACCGAGGCCGCATGGGCGGCGGGCCAGATCCCGACACCGGATGTCCCCGTCGAATGGTCGCCGCCAAAGTTCGACGCCGTCGATCCCTACAAGGACGCGATGGCCGACCTGCTGGCGATCCGGACCGGCACCATGACGCTGGCGCAGGCCATCGCCCGGCAGGGTCACAACCCGGACGCCGTGCTGGCGGAAATCGCCGCGACCAATGCCAAGCTCGACGGCTTCGGCCTCGTGCTCGACAGCGATCCGCGCCGCGTCACGAAAACTGGCAGCGCGCAAACGAGCGATCCGGCCAGCGATCCCGCCGCCGATCCGACAAACGATCCGGCTGACGGCCCCGAAGCTGAAACTGCCCCCTCAAAGACCGCCTGACAGGACGCCCCGCCCATGAAATCCTTCATCGCCCCCGGCAAGACAGTGACCCTCACTGCGCCCTATGCTGTAATGCCGGGCCAGGGGTTGCGTGTGGGGGCCTTCTTCGGGGTGGCCAGTGCTGCGGCGGCAGTCGGCGAGCCCGTCGACGTGGCCCTCGAAGGTGTCTTCGATCTGGCCAAAGCGCCAAGCCAGGCCTGGCAGCCGGGGGATCGCATCTTCTGGGACGATGCGGCCCGCCTCACTACGAGATCTTCCGGCGGAACCACGCTGATCGGTGTGG